CATCTTCGGCGATCCGGCGGATCGTCGCCGCCGGGTCGCCATCGGCCACCCGGGTACGGATGGTGACGGGGCCGGTCGGGGTGCCGATGTCTGCCAGCACGGCCGCCGGCAGATCGGCCAGCAGCCGGGCTTCGGCCTGCCGCAGCCGGTCTTCCGTGCCGATCTCTTCGGCAGCATCGGGCTCGCTCACATGCAGCACGGTCAGCGCCGCCCCGGTCTCGCGGGCCAACGCCACCGCCCGGTCGAGCGCCCGATCGCTGCGGGCGCTGAGATCGGTGGCCAGCAGAATGCGGGCAAGCGGGTGGGGGGCGGCAGGGGTCGGCATGATGTCCTCCTTGGTCGCAGCGTCGGCTGAACCTTACCCCGCTCCGTCGTTGCCCGCCATCTCGGCGCCCAGATGCACCGCCAGCCACACCGTCGGCTGGTGATCGTCGGTCCAGCTGACCCGGTGGCGCAGCCGGGCGGGCAGCATCACATGGTCGCCCGGGCCGAGCACGGTTTCGCCCTGGCCTTCGATCAGCAGCCCGGCCGATCCGGTCAGCAGCAGCACCCATTCATCCCAGCCCTGATCGTACCACTCCCCCTCGGGCGTGGCATGGCCCCACGACACGATCCGCTCGATGCGGATGCCGGGGCGGGTCAGGATCTCGGTGAAGGCCTCGTCGATCGAGCGGGGCGGCAGGGGGGAGAGCAGGTTGGGCATTGGGGTCCGGATGATGGCAGGTGCGGAGGGGGCGATCTTGCGGGGGCATGCTCCACTCCAGGCCGTGGCGCGGACGCTGTCAACGGCTTTCGCACTTGCGGTGTCGTCCGGCAAGAGCGGCCCGGGAACACCCGGTCCGTCGCACCGTTGTCGTCCACCGGGGTGCGGTTCGGCTGCGCCCCTCGTTCAACGCGAAACGAGGTCGAGATGAAGGCGCTTACCTGGCACGGCAAGGCCGATGGCTGCGTGAAGGTGATGCCGCGGCCCTGAGCCCGCCCCACCCGATTCCGCCCACCCGCTTCCCCTCTACCCGGCCCCGTTCTCTTCCTCTGCCGTCGGCGGTTCGCACTCCAGCACCACCCGATATCCCTGGTTGTCCAGCGTATGGGTGGCGGTGACCACCGACCAGCGCCCATCCACCGGCGTGCGGATGCCTGAGACATCGACCGGTGTTTCGGCCCGCAGCGCTGCATCGCCGGGAAGGGTGAGACGCAGCCGACGACGGGCGCGTTCTGCCGCCTCGCCGGCCGCCCGGGCGGCCGCCCGGGCGTCCTCTGCCGAGGCGAAACTGCGCCGGAGCGTGCGTGCCGGCGCCGATGGATCGGCGCCGGGCACCTCCACCCGTTCCGATCGCCGTTCCCCGGTGGCGGCATCGGTATAGGCGGCGATCACCGCGCCATGGGCCGGGCGTTCGGTCTGAGACAGCGCCCAGTCGGTCAGCCTTGCGGCCGGCAGGGCGATCGGGTCGAGCAGCTCGCCGCCGGCGCTGCGGCCGCGCGCAGCAGAGACGAACAGCAGCCGGCCGGCCACCGGCTTCGCCACCGCGTCATGATCCTTCGCCAGCCGGGTCAGCAGGTTCAGGTCGCTCTCACCCGTCTGGTCTACCCGGGTCAGAACCCGGCCGGCCAGGTCTTCGGACACGCGCGGTGTCAGCCCGTGACGGCCGGCGATCCCGGCGACCAGGTCGCCGATCGAGATCCGGTCGCGCCCCAGGGTGCGCGGCTCCTTAAGGCTGGCGGCAAAGGCGGCGGCGCTGGCGATGATCGTCATGCGGGCAGGCGGGCCGGCATGTTCCAGCCCGTCGACCTGAAACCGGCCCATCAGTTCGGGCCGGCCCAGCCCCAGCCAGAGGTTGAGGTCGACGCCGGTCCGCGGCCAGGCGATGCGGCTGTCGCGGTCGTCGACCACGATCCGCAGCGTGTCGGCATGCATGCCGGCGGCATCGCTGACCGTCAGCGAGATCAGCCGATCGGCGAGCAGCGGGGTGAGATCGGCATCCCCCGCCGTCAGACGGAAAATCGGGCGCATCAGTCCCAGAGCCTCACCCGTTCGCGCGCCACCGGAATGGTGCGTCCGGCCGTCGCCCGCGGCACGTCTGGCAGCAGCACGGCAAGGTTTGCCGGATAGACCGGGCCCTTTCCGGCCAGGCCCGGATTGGCGGCCAGCACCTCGGCCACCACGTCATGGCGGCCGTAATGCCGCCAGCAGATGCGGTCGAGCACATCGCCGTCGATGGTGCGGTAGAGCGTGGTCATGCGGCCTCCGAGGTGGGGTCGTCTTCGCCATAATAGGCAAGCGAGATCTGCAGATCGATCGCCCGGGCAAGACCGCCCGGCCCGAAGACCCGGCCGGTCTCTTCGATGCGGGTGATGACCCAGAAGCCCAGCACGCGGCCGTCGGACAGGGTGAAGAGCAGCGGCTGCCCTTCGGCTGCCATCGCGCGCAGCTGGTCGATCTGGCCGGTCCCGCCGCGCCACCAGGGGTGAAGGGTCGCCGGCAGGGTGATCTCGTCGGTGCCGGGGCCGACATATTGCAGGGCAGGGGCGCGGCCGATCCGGTCCTGTGCCGGCCACCGCCAGGCGGTTGCGCGGCGGAGTTCGGTATAGGCCACCGTGGACAGGCCGAAGCCGAACCGGCCGAGCCGGGCAAGCTGGGCCGGTACGATGCCGGCCGCCTCGGCAATGCCGCCGAGCGCCGCCGCCACCCCGGGCGGGACATAGATGGTCGCCGCCACCTGCGCGACGACGCCATCCGCCGCCGCCATCGCGCTCCGGACCCGGCTGTGAAGATCCAGCCGGCCGGCGGCCCGGCCCAGCATCGCGCCCAGATCCGACCCCGCCACGACGCCGTCTGGCAGCCCGTCCCGCCTCACGGTTTCCAGCGCGGCCAGCATCGGGTCGGCAGCTCCGGGGGTAAGACCGTTCATCCAGCCGAGCATCACCCTGGCTGCGGCATCGGCCCGGCCCTGACCGCGCAGCATCACCTGGGCAGCGGCCCCGACCGCGTCGACCAGCGCCATGCCCTTCAGGCCCAGCCGCGGCGCTGCCGCCAGAAGCCGCGGCAGATCGGCCGCGAGTGCCCGCATCGCGACCGGCCGGTCGCCACTGCCGTCATCGCCGGCGAGGGTGGATTGCAGCAGCCGGTCCCAGGCGGCGGCCATATCGCTGCCCGGGATCTTCGCCTGCTGCATCAGGCTCGCCGACACCGCAATCGTCTCGTCGAGTGCCACCCCGGCCGCGAGGGCCGCAAGCGCCGAGGGTCTGAGGGCCAGCAGGGCGCCGGACAGCGCCGTACCGCGGTCGACAAGCCAGGTCAGCGCGCCGGTCAGGGCATCGGGGTCCTGACCGCTTTCCGCCTGGATGCGGAGGATGGAGGAAACGGTGTCGTCGAAGGCGCGACGCTGGGCCGCAGTGGCGCCGCCGCCGGGGTCCAGCAGATGGGGGGCAACGCCCACCAGGGCGGCGATGCGGCGCCGGATGCCCGAATCAGAGATCGTTGTCATAAAGCACTCCCCAGTCATTGTTCAGGACGCCCTGTCGGAATTCCGACGCGATGCGCTGGCCATCGGCGGGGTCGGTGACGTTGATCGTCACGTTCCAGGTGTGGCTGATTGCCGGTGGCGGCGGCGGCGGGAAGAGCCGGGCAAGCGTCTCGTCGGTGAGCGGCAGAAGCTGCGGATCGCCGTCATCGATCACATCCGACGGCGAGGCGCCGCCACCCGCCGTTATCGGCCGATCCAGGGTTGTCGTCGACGCATGGCGGCGACGCCCCCCATGACGCGCATCGGCTCGCTCCGCAGGCGTCATCCTGGCCCGCGCGGTACCGGCTGTTGCATCGGCATCTTCGGCGGGGGCCAAAGCTTCGTCGAGAAGCGCCTGGCCGGCTGCGCTGATATCATCCGAGAAGTATGCGATGGTGACGATCGCCGCGAGACCTGCCAGTGCCAGCGGATTGGCGAGAAGGAAAGCCGCTGCCGGTGCAGCCGCTCCGACAGCCAGGCGGCCCAGACCTGCTGCACCACCTAGACCTGCTGCGCCACCCAGCCGGGCCAGCAATCCGCCAGCGGCCTTTGTTGCGCCGCCGGCGGCCTTTGCCACCCCGCCGACCCGGCCCGCCACGCCGCCGACCGTTCCCGCCACCGTCGCGGTACCCGCGGCCAGGACCAGTGCCGAGGTCAGCCCGGGCATGGCCTCGATCAGCCGGTTGATGCCGTTCAGCAGGTCGGTCACCACGTCGGCGATGCGGGCAAGATCCGGTTCCATCGCGGTCAACAGGGTGGATACGCTGCCTTCCCAGGCAGCGGTCATGCGCTGGACGGAACCGCCGGCGCTTTCGCCCACCCGCGCTGCCGCCGCGTCCAGCGATCCCGGCGGTGCGCCCTGTGCCACGCCGCCGCGCCCGGGCAGGCCGGCACCTGCGCTCAACACGCTGGTGCGCAGCCGATCGTAATCTTCGCCGCCGGTCATCAGGCGGGCGGCCGTGCTGGCCGCCAGTTCATCGCCGAACAGCGCATCCAGATCCGGCAGATTGCCGCCGGTCGCGCGGCGGATGTCGTCGAGCACCCGGCGCAGCGGATCGGCACCCGTTGCCTGTGCGGCCTGGACCGCGGCCCGGATATCGACGCCCAGGGCATCGGCACGTGTCGCCACCGCCCGGCTTTTCAGCGCCTGCAGCAGGGCGGCCGTGCCGGCGGTCGCTTCGGCACCGTCATCGCCTGCGATCTGAAGCGCGGCCGCAAGGCTGGCGACGCCGCCGGTACCGGTCAGACCGATCCCGGCTGCCGTGCCGGCAAGGGCGGGCAGGGCAGGGACGGCGCTGCGGAAATCGGTGATCCGGCCCGCCACGCCGGCACGGTTCAGCATCTCGAAGGCGATGCCGATCCCTGCCGGATCCAGTGTCATCTCGCGGGCGAGGCCGATGGCGGCGCCGGTCAGAGCCTCCACCCCGGCGCCGGTCGCCTGGTCGGTCCGGGCGATCACCCGCACGGTCTCCAGCGCCCGGGCAGGGTCGGTGCGGTTGCGCACCAGAACTTCGAAAGCGGCGGTCAGCGGGGCGGCATCGCCGCCGGCCTGGACTGCCACATCATTGAGCGGTGCCGCATAGCCGGCCAGGGTCTCGGGATCGGCACCGGTGACGGTCGCCAGCCTCTGCAACCGGGTCGAGATATCGACCGCCGGTCCGATCGCATTCAGAATGCCCGAGGCAAAGCCGGTCACCCGCCCCAGATCGTCATAGGTCTGGCGAATGCCCTCGCCATAGCGCCGCACCGCCGCGGCGATCACCTCGGCGCGGTCGGCAGCTGCGGGCGCGCTGTTCTCTGCCATGGGATGTCTCCGGTCATCTGCGGGATGGCGTGGTGCCGCGCATCTGCGGCGTCAGAATCAGATGAGCGCGGGCGATCGCCCGGCGGTGCCAGGCAATCGCCTCGTCCAGCGTCAGGGCGGACAGCTCGGATGGCTGCCAGCCGAAGATCAGCGCGAGATCGGCTGCGAGCTCGTCGGGCTCGACCCGGAGCCGCTGCCGAAAAAACCCAGCAGGCCCACGCAGAGCCGGGTGAAATCTGCGGGATCGAGCCCATCCACCACGGCGGGGTCCAGCACCGGCGTCGAGGTGCGCGAGATCAGCTCGGCCACGGCGCCGACCTCCATCTGGTAGACGTCGAGCAGCTTCACGCCGCGCAGCTGGCCGATCCGCGGCCGGGTGAGCACGATCTGGTCGGTGGGGACGCCGTCGACGGTGACGGGCGTGTCGAGGTGGATGGTCACGGTATCGGTCATGGCGGAAGATCCTGACGTGGAGAGAAGGGGGGAGGGAAGGCGGGGCCGGCGATCTGCGGCCCCGCCTTCCGGTCCGGATCAGACGCCGAGCGCCGTGCGCAGATCGGACATCTGGTCGATACCGCCGATGCGGCGGACCATGTTGAGCGCGTCGATTTCCACCAGCTCCCGTCCGCCGATGGTCAGCCGGTAATAGCTGAGGGCTGCGGTGTAGGTGGTGGCGGCGCTTTCACCCGGCGTCCAGTCGCCGGGATCGACCGCTTTCCAGCGGCCGCGCATGTCGACCACGATGGTTTCGGCCTCGGTACCGTCCGAGGCCGCACCACGGGCGGTGATGCCGATCTCGGCGCCGAACAGGCCGAAATGCTCCATCATGGTCGCGGACAGCTCGGCCAGTTCGAAACTGGCTTCCAGCTTTTCGAGCCCCATGTCGATCTCGACCGGCAGATCCATGCCGCCGGCACGGAAATCCTCGGTCTTGACCGTCAGCTTGGGCAGGGTGAGTTTGGTCGCGCGGCCGAGATACCCCCGGCCGTCGACATAAAGCGCGCAGGCGCGCAGGATCTTGGGCAGCGTTGCCACGGAAAATCGCCTCTCTGTTCAGGGCAAATCGGGACAGGGAGCAGCTCGTCGTGCGGGGCATGCCCGTACGACGAGGCAACACCCGCACTCAGATGGCGAGCGCTTCGGTCCAGTACTCGGCGTTGCGATGGGCGCGGAAGGTCAGGCGCTCCAGCGGCGCCGGCGGCTCGATATCGAAATCGACATAGAGCTTGCCTGCCTGAAGGGTGGCCGGCGTGTTGAGGTCCGGGTCCAGCCAGGCCTTGCCGCCGACGATGGCGCCGAGCGCGATCAGCTCGCGCAGATAGGCGTTCACGCTGCCTTCGATATCGGCGAAGAGCTGGCGCGACAGCGGCCGGTCCATGGCCCAGAGCAGGGCGCGTTCGATGCTGTCATAGATCAGGTCCGCGGTGCGGCGCACCGGCAGGAACTGCCAGAGCGGGTCCTGCGCCGTGGTGCGGTTGCCCCACAGGCGGAAACCGTTGTTGCGAATGATCGTGGCGATTTTCGCCTCGTTCAGCAGATTGGATTCCGAATTCGAATCCGACAGCGCGAAATCGACCGGGCGCGAGATGCCGACGATGCCGGCGATCTCGTGATTGCTGGGCGACCACCAGAAGCCGCGCTCGTTGTCGATCCGGGCGATCAGCCCGGCAACGCGGGCCGAGGCGGGCTCTGCCACCGCGGCGTCGGCTTCCTGCGACCAGACCATGACCTTGGGGTCGACGACGAACAGGCGGTCGGAGCCGAGCGACTGGCCATAGGTCAGGGCGGCGGCCGTGGTGGTGGCCGGGCCGTCGGCGATCACCACAGCCCGCATCGACGGCGCGACCGACAGCAGGGCCGCGACCACCGGATTGGCGGGCGTGGCACCGTCGGTGCCCTGATGGGTGAAGCCGGTGGCGATCAGGATGCGCGGCGAGACGCCGAGTACGGCCTGTGCCGCCTTCAGCGCGTGCACGCCGGTGCCGTCGAGGCTGCTGCCGGCGACATTGCCCAGCGTGTCGGCCTCGTCGGTGCCTTCGGTGACGCGGATCACCGCGACCACGGCGCCGGCCTGATCGTAGATGCCGGCCAGTGCCTTGGGCAGGCTGCCGCTGTCGCCCAGGCCGGCCAGCTGGCGGCGATTGGTCACCAGCACGGGCGTGTCGAGCGGCCAGTCGGCGGCGACCGCATCCGGCGCGGTGCCGATCAGGCCGATCACCGAGGAGCGGACGGTCTGGATCGGCCGGATGCCGTCGTCGACCTCAAGCACCTCGATGCCATGGAGGAAATCGGTGGCCATGGATCAGTATCCCCTGAGCGCGGTGCGCGCCGCGGTCACGGCGGCCTCGATCGCGGTGGCATCGTCCAGCAGGTCCAGGCCGTGCTTGGCAGAGACGCGGATGGCCTCGATATTGGCGGCGGCAGCGATCCAGGCGGTGCGGGCGGCCAGGATCTCGTCGGCCAGCGCGTCCACGGTCATGGCGCGGGCCTGGGCCTCGGCCGTCA